AATAAATTTGGTACAGGCCCAGTACGTGATGCTTACTTTGCATTATGTTCTACCCATCTAACGGGTAATCTGGACAACGTTGCCGGGTTTATCCATAAAAACCAATACCCATCACCAATGGAAGCTCTCAGATCAGAATGGGGCGCAATTGGAAACCTCAGATTTCTCGTAAGCAGCATTGGCAGCGTTACTCCAGGAGCTTCTGTGCTCGGAGCTAACGTCTACAACATCTTCTGTGTTGGTATGGAAGCCTATGCCTGCATTGAGCAAGATGGTTATAGCGCTAGCTTTATCTATCGTCCACCGATCTATGATGGACCATTGGCGCTCAATGCTTCTGTGGGTTATAAATTCGCAGAGGTGCCTCGAATCACGAACGATCTGTGGGTCATCAATATGCGTGCAACATTAATCTAAAAGGAGATACTCATGGATAATACTATAATTCAACAGGGTGTATTTATTTCAACGGGCGCTAACGTAGACCTTGTCTTGCGTTCCGATGTTGATTGGATGCACGTTATAAACTGGACTCAATCATTGGCTGCCAATATCGATACTGGCGTCGAATGGTGGTGGCAACGTGAATTGCCCGTTAATGATAGCCTTTGCTATTATCACGTAGCGGCAAATAACACATTGTCTTCAGGATCTGCGCTAGTTCTTTCAGCCGGTGTGCCTTCATTCCAGTTGTTTGATATGTCAGGCAACCCTTACGGGGCCAACCGTGCCATAACCAGTTTTGCTGCTAACGGTGTTGTATTGGCAGCGGACACAACAGGATTGGCTGTAGGAAGCGTTGTTCGCTTTAATAACGTTGTCGGCGGTCGTCAACATTGCAATGATATGTTGTATACGGTTACTTTCGTTGGTGCAGGTACATTCACCGTAACTCCAGCTGCAAACAACGTCGCTACCGGTGTTACAACCGGTAACTATCAAACAGTTGCATTCCCTGAACTGTTCTATCCAAGAAACCGCAGAATTACCAATATTACCGCAGCAAACCCTGCTGTTGTAACAACGGCAATTCCTCATGGGTTTACTGTAGGTCAGCATGTACTGTTCTCGATTCCTCGGGTAACAGCACTTGCATACGGAACCTTGGAATTGGATGGCGTCAAGGCAACTATAACAGCAGTTCCAACAGCATGGACATTCAGCATTAACGTCGACACAACAGCGATGGGTGCCTTTGCATTCCCATTGACTGCTGACGTTCCATTCACCTATGCACAGGTAATCCCTGATGGTGAAAACACAGCGGGCGCATTGATCCTTGGTGGTGACATTCTTGGCGATGCAGAACGCAACGTTGGCGCTATCGGCATTAGGTTATTCGCAGGTGTTTATGGCCCTGCTGGTTCTAATGGCGATGAAATCAAGTGGGTTGCTGGAAAGTCATTTGCTACAAATCTTTAACATAAAGGGGGCGTAATGCCCCCTTTTTCTATAAGGAGAATTATGGCCGACGAAACAAAATCTAAAAAAGTTAATCTGAAGTACCAACGTGATAAAGATAGAGAACCTGTTAAAGGGATATTCCGCTTTTATGAAGTACCAGGTGGCATGTTATCGTTTGTTTTCAGGCAATATAAAGAAGATGATGTGGAACGGTTTGACTTGGTAGATGGCCAAATCTATACCATACCATTAGGGGTAGCAAAACATCTGAATAAGAATGGACATTACCCTATTCATGCCTATACCCAAAATGAGAATGGTACACCTCATGTAACGGTTGGCAGAAAAGTTCACCGGTTTGGATTTCAAAGCTTAGAGTTTGTGGACATTAATGATATAAGTATGTCAGGTGAGTCACCTATAATTGAGGAAGTAATAATAAAATAAGGAATTAAATGCCAATTCCTACACAGTCAATCATAAATCCACTATACCAGCCTGCTATGCGTACCATAACGGCTATAACCAACGCTAATCCGGCGTTGGTTACTACCTCATTCGCTCACAACTATGTGGATGGTACCATTGTGAGACTTTATATACCTGCCTATTTTGGTATGCAGCAGGCTGATCATTTAACGGGCACCGTGACAAATAACGGCGTAAATACACAGTTTTTAATAGATATTGATACGACATTGTTCGATGCCTTTGTTGTCCCTCCTGATATTGCCGGTAAATCACCATGGTGGATGAATTTTGATGCGAATGTAATACCGATCGCTGAAGATAATGATACGCTCCAAGCTGCTACGCATAATACGCTTGGATAAAGGAGATTTCGATGCCAGATGATACACTTTCCACGCTTGCACAAATCCAAACAAAAGTACGAAGAATCACGCGTAGCCCTTCAGTGAGCCAAATTACAGACGCCCAATTGAATGACTATATAAATACGTTTGTATTATATGATTTCCCTGAACAACTGAGATTGTGGAATTTCAGACAAAACTTGAAGTTCTGGTGCAGGGCCTATGTCGGTGAATATACCAATAACACGGTAAGTCTGACCGACCCGCTGTATAACTTTAAAAATAAATATATATCACTGCATCCGCCATTATACATTGTAGGCTATAATTCATTTTATACTCAATCACAAGAGCAGTTTTATGGGATATACCCCAAAGTAGCTAGCATCTCACAAATTGCCCAAGGTGATGGTATAACGGCAGTCTTTGCCGGTACATTGCCTAACGTTCCAATCTTGCAAAATAACGTAACTTTCAGCTCTGTAGACATCAATAATAACAGCTTAACATTGAATGATATCCCAACCTTTGATGCCTTTGGCCATATGCTGACAACAGGGTTGCTCTATTTGCCGAATAATCCAATACCTCAAGGAACAATAAACTATGTAACGGGTGCTTATCTGGTTACATTCCCCTTTGCACCAAGAACAGGGCAAGCCATAAACAGCCAGACATTGCCTTATAATCCCTCATTGCCTCAAGCATTGTTGTACTATGATGGCGTTATGACCGTTCGGCCGGTTCCTGATCAACCCTATGAAATAAATATAGAAGCATATATTCGGCCAACTGAATTGCTTGCCGGCACACAACAACCTGACTTGGCTCAATTCTGGCAATATATAGCGTACGGCGCTTCTAAGAAGATATTTGAAGATCGTATGGATCTTGAAAGCGTTCAACAGATAATGCCTGAATTCAAGATGCAAGAAAAATTGGTATTACGACAAACGATTGTTCAGAATTCCAATGAAAGAACTGCGACTATATTTACCGAGAGTGTAGGGCCTACACCAGGCGGTTTTGGTTCAGGTTGGGGTAGTGGACAATTTTAGCTAGGGAGAGATTATGCCTTTATTAAATGATAGTCCGTTAGCGAATGAACAATTATCAGTATCTCAGGGATTAATTCGAACAAACTTCCAATTATTAGGACCATGTGTTGGGGGAATATTTAAAGAGCAAGCTGTTGGTGGTTTAGGAACCCTTGCAACTGAATTGGCGATTTACAATAAAGTCGTTGGCGCCTTTGGCAATCAATTATGTTTCCGTCGTGCTGGCATTGGCGTCGGTGGGGCTGAGATACCATTTACTATTGTTTCCAATACTCTAACAAATTATACAGCAATATTGCCATCAGGGATTATTGTGAAATTCGGCCGTGGAGCTATTGGACTAGGCACTAATGATTTTAATATTACCTATGACGCTAATAATCCATTAACTAATTTATTTTATCGATCTGCCTCATACGATTTTGGAGGAACCGCAGCACCAGGAGCGGCAATAATCGTTACTGCAACAGCCATTGATTACACACTAGGACTTCAAACGCTCGGCATACGCATTGCAATTAGACCGAATCAAGCAGTAGCAGGTAGATTTTATAACTATATCGCTGTGGGTAATTAGGAGTTTCAAATGGCATTAGATAAATTTTTAATCGCGCCATTAAATTCCGGCCTGCAAACAGATATGAAGCCGTGGCTTATCCAGGACGATGCCTATGCCGAATTAAATAATGCGTATGTATGGCGTGGTAGATTACGCAAACGCTTCGGTTCCAAGTATATGGGGGCCTCGGCAAGTGATCTATTGGCACCATTAAACTCGAGATTGCGGACAAACTTGAACAGTGCAGATGCTGCCATGGTAACCAATGGAGCAGGTCACATTGCAGGTACTGTGAAAGGCGCCCTTTTCCATATAGGGCAAGCATTTAGTGTCGGTACTGTTGTATTTACGGTGTCAAATCCAGCCGCTGGCGTTCAAAATATGTTGCGTACTGATGGTAGCGCAGAAGCTGCCACTTTCGATGTAGCAACGGGTGATTTTGTCATAGATATTGCGGCATTGCCTGCAACAAATGTTTTCTTTTATCCGGCAGATCCGGTTATGGGATTGGGCAATTTTGAACTGGGCCCAATAAACAATCATCCATCATTTGCATTTGATAGACAATTTGCTTATACGTTTGCAGGTGGCGCATGGATTCAATCAGGTACCAATACATGGCACAGTTCTGATTCACAATTTTTCTGGTTCTGTAACTTCCTTAAAGGCGTAACAGGCGGCAATTACATGTTTGTCACCAACTTTAATGCAACTACCGCAGTACCAGCAGCAACGGATGACGGCATTTGGTATTACAACGGCGCTGCATGGACTAATTTAACGCCTGATGTTAGTCCAATAACTATATTTTCATCTTCAGCACCAACAATTAACAGCTATGTGAAATCATGCAAAATTATTATGAAGTTTTATGGCCGCTTATTACTATTGAACGTTGTTGAAGAGACTGCTGATCATGCCCATCAATATTTCTTTCCAAACAGGGTGCGGTATTCATGGGACGGCGATCCAACCAATACAGGCGCTTGGCTTGAAGATAACCAGAATATTGGCGCTGTATTCGGTGCCGGAGCTGGGCATCAGGATGCGGCAACGACCGAAGCAATTATAAGCGCTGAATTCATCAAAAATAGACTTATTGTTTACTTCGAACTTAGTACATGGGAGTTGGCATATACCGGCAATAAGTTAGATCCATTCCGTTGGCAGAAATTAAATACAGAACTCGGTTCAGAAGGCGCATTTTCTACTGTACCCTTCGATAAGGTTGTGCTTTCAATTGGAAATACGGGCGTTCATGCGTGTAATGGCAGCAACGTAGAACGGATAGATCGTCAGATACCGGATAAGATCTTTCAAATCCAGAATAAGCGCGAAGGTGTTTTACGTATTCATGGTATACGTGATTATTATCCGGAAATGGTATATTGGGCATTTCCTTCAATAACAGGAGGCGCCAATGATACATTCCCCAATAGAGTGCTTGTCTATAATTACAATACAAATACATGGGCATTCAATGATGACTGTATAACAGTATTTGGTTATTTCGAGCAGCAAAATGATGTAACCTGGGCATCTACAACTTTAACATGGGCACAATATACAGCAACATGGACTTCCGGAATCCAACAATCAGAATTCAGACAAGTTATTGCAGGCAATCAAGAGGGCTTTGTTTATCTAATTAACGCAGATATTGCACGGAATGCACCGGTAATGCAATTAACAGATTTAACAGCCGCAGGATTTTCAGTTAATCCGCTAGAAGTAACCGCAACCATCGTAAATCATACATTGCATCCACAAGATTATTTTCAGATTAAAGATCCGCTTAATACAACAGGGCTCAATAATGAAATTGTTCAAGTTAAACGGCGCGGTGTTGCCCCATTAGTACCGGAGAATACCGTAGTCTTTGATGCGCCACGATTCTTAGCTGCTTATCTTGGTGGTGGTACTGTTGCTCGTGTGTCTAATTTGTTTATACAATCAAAGCAATGGAATCCATACCGTAAAAGCAATAAAAATGTCTCTATTGCAATGATAGACTTCGCTGTTGGGTCAACGGCAGCGGGACAAGTTACCGTTGACTATAGCCCATCGTCGACTCAATTATCAATGATCCAAGAAGGGCAATTAACTAATACGTTACTTGGTTCTAATATTCTTGATACGGCACCATATCCGTTATATGACTTGGAATCTGAGCAGGATACATTGTGGCATAGGGTTTATTTGAATAGTGATGGTATGTCTATACAGATAACAATTTATTACAGCGATGCACAGATACGCAACCCGGCAATTGCATTTGAAGATTTCCGCATTGAGGGTTTAGTATTAAATACAATATCAACATCAGGCCCATTACAGTAAAGGACACCAATGGCAGGCGAAGGATCATTTGTACAAACAACACAAGTATGGGATGTCAGTGATATACAATCGATGGATGTTACAGGCGCTGAATTCAAAGAGTTAGTTGTACGTATGTATCAGAACATCAATGAAATAGCGATAGTATTAAATACGAAGGATACGGGATATTATCCACTGTTTGAAATCGTTAATTCACAATTGTGGTTTCCGGATCCGGCATTAACATCAGGTACAACACCGCAACCATCGTATAGACAAGTTGTCCGCAAGGTAATCAATTTCGGAGCATTGCCGGACACAGCAAATCAAGCAATAGCACACGGTATAGTTTTCACTGATGCAAGCAGAGTTACCCGTATTTATGGCGTTGCGATTGATCCGGTAAACCATATATATTTACCATTGCCATATGCTTCGCCAACAGACGCCAATAATATTGAATTATGGGCAGATAATGCAAATGTTAATGTCACAACCGGTGCAGATCTTACCGCATATACTGTTTGTTATATAGTCATTGAATATATTAAAAGATAAAGGAGTTATTATGTGGGGACAAATAGGCGCAGCTGCCGTATCAACAATTCCGGCAATATTGCAATATTTAACATCAGGCGGACAGGCCGCCAAGCCTGAACAATTTACGCAACAACCGCGATTTAATCCACAGACATTAGAAATGCAAAACAAATTACGGGATTTCGCCGGTAACAAACTTATGGGTAATCAATTCGATTTTGCCCCTATTGAGGCGCAAGCGCGCAAGGGCTTTCAAACACAAACAGTACCATCAATTATGCAACGATTCGCCAGCAATGAGAATTTGGGGGGCTCTGGATTAACTTCAGCCTTGGGGGGTGCAAGCAAAGACCTAGAAATGGGGCTTGCAGCCTTAAAAGAGCAATACGGATTACAGCAACAATCAATATTGCAGAATTTATTGGGTATGGGTATGGCGCCACAATATGAAAATATCTTCAGACCTGAAAAACCAAGCGATTTGCAAACAATGTTGGCACAACTTGGGCAATTGGGTGGGCAAATTGGCGGTGCTTACTTTGGCGGCCAATTCATGCAGCCTGATTTCTGGAAACAACAAGCGCCTCAACAACAAGCAGGTGTTCCGGCAAAGCAAGTAGCTGGTCCTTATAGTGAATACCCTCGCCAAAACGTCTTATAAAGGAATACCATGGCACAAATAATTCCACGATCCAATTGGTTAGGCGAAAGCCTAGAAAAGAGCTTGGGACCACTCGGTACAGGTATGGCGCAAGGAATGTCAACGGGCCTTCAAGCATTAGCGAATATGAAGTTACAACAAATACAACAACGGCAACAGGCAGCCATCACGGAACAAGGTCTTTCTCAATTTTTGCCGCCTGAAGAAGCACGAATGGTTTCATTAATGCCGCCTCAATTGGCATCAATTTACTATAGAGACAAACTTGCACGTTCGCGTGATCAAGATCTTTACAGTTTGCTCAGCTCTGAAGCAAATAATCAGCCAATCGACCAAATAGCACAATCAGAAATGAGACCGCCAACAGGAATGCAGACACCTACTATGCCAAATTATGGTTTTTGGAATCTGTTTCCGCAACAACAAGTTAACCAAGCAGTTCAAAATAAAGTCCAGGCACCGGAAGTGACGCCTGAAAAATTACGATCGCTTGCAGACCGTATAGAAATACTTGACCCCAAGAGATTCGCAGCACGGGTAAAAGATTTGAGGTCACGCGCAAGGGCTATAGAAGCAGAACAAATTCAAGCGCGTGGCGAAAAAAGAAGAAAAAGCCTTAAAACAAAGAAATTATCTGATGCTGTCAGAATGCAATTCCTGATTGATGCAGGCGGCGATATAGAAAAAGCGAAAAGAATGGCAACCGAAGCAGGTTATGAGGATTAACTATGGCAAAATCTTGGGAAGATCTGGCAAAAACACTAAAAGATGATCCATGGCATAATGCTGCACTTGAATTAACAAAGAAAAAAGAAGTAGATACGGGTATAGTCGAGAATATTTTCAGGGGAATTAAGAAATCTTCCGCTGTTGCTCCATTTGTAGCCCCCGTCCAAGAAGAAGCAACCACATTTGGCGGACGATTAAGCGAAACCGCGGGTGAATTAGCGGGTGATATACCGGCAATGTCACTTGGCGGTACGGGCGGCGCAATGGCCGGGGCCGCACTTGGTTCAGTTTTAGGCCCAATAGGCACAGGATTAGGCGCCTTATTGGGCGGCGGCGCAGGTGCATTAATGGCGCCAACAGCTATAAAAAGTATTACCAGAGAAGCGCAACGTGGTACACCAATTGTTGACGCAGCGGGTAATATTGTATCCGATATAGGCAAATCAGCAATTATCGGGGGATTAACAGCAGGCGCAGGACGGATTGCCGGCCCATTATTGGGACGTGTAGGCGGAAAAGCGGGGGAACGTATACTTTCAACAGGTTTAGGCCGCGGAGCAACAGAATTGGCGGGTGAACTTGGCGGTATGACTTACGGCCAACATCTGACCGGCGAAGAAGTTACACCCGAAATGCTTGCACAGAATTTATTAACCATGGGCGCAATGAAAGGGGCACATGGTATCGCCGGCAAATTGCCCCTAAAAAGGCCAACAGCTAACATCGACATCAATACCATTATAGGACAACCGTCACCGATTAAAGAAAATGCTTTTCAGGCAGTTAGAGAACATATAGGCGAACGAACCGCCAAGGTATATAAATCTCAGGTTGCCTGGCAAGAACGCTTAGCAAAGGCTGAAGAAAAAGGTAAATTTACGCCTCAACAACTTGAAGATATGATGTATTATCGCCAAAGAACCGGCGGCCCCAAAGAAGGTGATACCTTTGAGTCTGTTCGTGAACGATTGCCTGAGCATGCACGTACTTTTGTTGATAAAACAATTGCAGAACATTTAGATAATTCCTTAAAAGAATGGAATGCAAATCCTTATACAAAAGACATACATCCACGCGAAGAGCTTAAAGATATATATTTGCCGGGACTTTATGAAGGTACCCCGGGAGATTTCGATAGAGCATTAGCAACATTAACACCACGCTTTAAAATCAGTAATCCGTTTGCAAATGAAAAGACTTTTCTTACATATAATCAAGCATTAAGAGAAGCAGGCTTAAAACCACGCTACAACAACATCATAGATCTCATGAAGCACTACGATAAGGTCATGATAAAGAGCGCTGCTAACGCTGAATTTGCCGCCAAATTAAAGAAGGATGCAATAGTTCGGCCAAACAGCAAAGTAAAATATAACGCAGCGCGTAAGGCTGGCTGGGTTCCGTTTATGGATCCATTTTTAAGACGGTTCGTTGCAGGCAAGACAGCTGAAGGCAAGTTAATCTTTTCAAAATCAGAATTGCCTGCATTAGTTAATCCAGAAATGGCACCTGCTTTACAAGGTGTTTTTTCAAAAGATGCATATAAACCAGATCATCCGGCTTGGCGATATTACGATGCAGTGTCCGATAGATTAAAATCATGGGCCGTACATTTGCCATTCGTTGATAAGATACCGGGATTTGCTGAATCGCCTTGGTCATTGGCAGCATCACCATTTCATACATGGACATTGATGGAGCATGCAGCCGGTGATTTCGGTACTAAATTATTTGCGGGTATCAAATCAGGCCAAGAATTACTTAAAAATACAGAAGCAACGGCAGATGCAATTAAACACGGTCTTCAATTGCAACGAGGCGATGTTGGTACAACAAAGAACTATTTGTTTGGTAAATTGCAGCCATCAATGAAATTGGGTTCATATAATAAGTTTGTTAACAATGTTATTAATGACCTTACTTCAAAAGGAAATCCACCGGATGCAGCAGAAATAAAGAACATTAAAAGCCACGCAGCCAATTACGCTAATAATCTATACGGTGGGCAGAACTGGGAAATCATTAACTGGTTCAATGATAAAAACAATTTGAAGATGGCACGAAGAGCAACCGGTTATCTGGATTGGTCCGTATCTAATATCAAGAACGCCGCACAAGTCTTAGGTAAAGGCTACCAAGGACAGCAAGCACGTAAAATGTGGGCGCGTTATGGCTTAGCCTTTTTAGGGACAAGAGCAATTATTGATGCATTCAATAGTTCATTGGTACAAACAGATAAAGATAAATCAGCGCTGGGTATAAGGTTAGATCCGGAAAAGTTTATGAATAATCTGACCCTTGTCGGTCAACCAGGGCAAAGAATATTATTTCATTTGCCTGATGTTGATGTGAATGTGTTGGGCTATAACTATAATCCGGGCCGTGATGAGAAAGGCCATAAACAATTTGGCCATTTCGGCAAATCAGCTTTAGAGATCTATCATTATTATCAAAAACCATTAAGCGAACTGTTTACCAAGTCAAACCCGGTATTTCAACAACTGTATAAACAAGTAACAGGCACAACACCAAGCGAATACGGGCCAATGATGGTACAACGAGGCTGGAAAATGGGTCAACCAATGCCTTGGGGCGGCGAAGAAGGCTACAAGCAAGCATTAGCCAGAGCGAAAGAAATAGCATTGACTACGGTACCATTTTCTATGCGGGCAGAAGGTTGGGAACAGGCAGCCAAGAAATATACTTCTTCATTGCTCGGTATGTTTCCACTTAATAAAGGACTTACCCCCTTTAAAGCACAAGAACGTATAGCAAAAGCCTTAAAAGCAAAAGACTATAACGCCTTAAAAGACATACAGGCTACGCTTAAAGATAATGGTTATTCACTTGTAGAAATAAACAAGAAGATAAAGAGCGTACGTACAGACTTGCTTAAAAAAGGCGAGTTGCGTTAGTATTTAGGTTCGTCGTCACGGAAGAATCTTGGAAGTTGAGCTTGTGGTCCCGCTGTAGCTTCTAAATAGCGGCGGTCTAATTCTTCAGCGCTCAAACCATCAGAAACACGCGGCAATGTCGTACAAAGATAGCGCATTGCTGCTGCACCATGCGATGCCCAATCATGTAAAGGCTGATTTTTATAGACATTTTTCTTAGAATCCCATTCTTGTCTATATGATTCAAGCGCAGCAATTAATTTGGCGCACTTTTTCTCATCTATCCACATAGATGGCAATTTTGCACGAACCGCTTCAATACCATCGACAAGCAAAAGTTGTGGCGCCACTGTAAATTTAATGCCCAATTTACGAGCCTGTTCAAGTCTTGTCATGCCGCTGCCGAACTCTTTTACCGCGATGTCAAACGGCGCGATATGATGTCCTAACAGATAGCCTTTTTCTTGAAGAACCTTGGCGTAGTATTCCAAACCTTCTTTGTTGTGCTCGAAATAATCGACAATTCGTATTTGATGTCCGAATTGCTGCCAGAATATAATACAAGTTGAATCACGGACTCCAAGATCCCAGGCTGTATTCACGCGACCTTGTTCTACAGGAACTACGCCGATTTGCCCATTGTTACGCATTTTATCGATGATACGCGCCCAGTATGCACCTTCAACACCAGCTGAGAATGAGCAATAATATTCCTGAGAAGCCATGTCCTCTGAAATAACACCGTTCTTTATCTCGTTTTGAACCTGTTCACGCGTAACGTGACCTGTATCATCAATCGTTAATAATTGATAAAACCAATCTTTGGGGTTTTGTTTAGCTACCTGTGCAAGCGTATAAAAATGATTTTTGCCACGGGGGGTCGATATGAAAACAGCAAAACCCTCAGACGTCAACAAAATAGGCGATAAGTATTGATAAACATCCGAATCCATTAGGGCATATTCCGATAGAATAACCCCCTGTAGATTTGTTCCAACGAGACTTGAAACATTGTCTGCCCCTATAAGCTGAATTGTTGAGCCGTTAATAAGCTCAATACGCATTTCTGTCTCATGTACGTTCTTCCTTAAAGCAGGAGGAACATAATCAAGTACACGTATTCCATCATTTGTAATACATTGCCACACTGCCTTACGTGCTTGGCTGTAGCTTGGGTATACAATCCAATAAGTCCCAACCTTTTGAAGTGCTCTTAATAAAAGAGCATTAAAAGCAACCAAATCTTTTCCTGCACGACGCGGCATCACTGAGATTATCTTCTTATATTTGCCTTCTACTATCGCTTTAAATAAAGGCTTCTGATATTCCCGTAAAACAAACTTATCAAGATATACTCTGTTTTCAACGCTTATCTTCATTTTCCTCACTAACTTGTCCGAGAGCAGTGCTGACTACATTCGTAGTTGATGAGGCCCCTGAATTATTCCCTTGGGCTATCTTTAACG